GCTGGCGGTGCTATATCCTTTACTTGTTCCAAAGATGGAAACCAAAAAATTACCGCATACCCAAGATCTACTGATCCTGCTTCTAAGCAAGTCCTCAAGATCTCTGCCCACACCACGAATACGTTTACTATCAACGTTGGCGCATCAAGTGCTGATGATCAATACACTCACACCTTCTCAAGTGCAGTAAGTAATGCTATTACTAAATCTGAGTACAGTCTTACTGATTGTGCTGATGTTATCACTACTGCTGATAATCTACTTGATATCGTCACTGACACCCTAACATATGCTTCTGCTGCATCACCTGTTGATTATCTTGCAACTGTAACTAAATCTCTACCTGCATATGAATTTGTTGGTGGTACAGTCAATTCCTTCTCAGAGGTTCCATTTGTTGTTGATTATCATAATGGTACAACAGATCAAATCTACACTAATCAGATTGATGAAGATGCTCGTGGTAGATTCCGTGATGCTGCTAACTTAATTAGAGCAAATAGAAAAGTTATTGTTGATAAAGCAGCATATGATATGCTCACAAGATATCCTGATCTTGCACTTTCTATGCCTAGAAATGCTAACGGTACATCTACTGATGGTACGTTGCGTTGTAAGACTGACCTTGGATTAATCTTGGATGGACTTGCTGATGATGTCTATGACGGTGGTAACTTAGAAACTATCACTGCTGCTAAGTTCTATATTGGAAATAGTGGTGAGTTGCAATATATTAGGTTGCAAGTTTGGCAATCTGTTTATGCACATGAAAGACTTGGATTCTATGCCAAGCAAGCAGTTACTGGTGATCTAACTTATGACAACACTGACGGTATTATCGTTGGTGACTGGGGTATTACTAATGACGCAGGTGGATGTGCAAACGTCAAGACTGCTATTGACAACCTCGTAACTACAATCAATGATATTATCGCTCCTACTGGTGCTGATTTTGAGGTTGCTGCTGATAGACTTTACTTCAATAGAAACTTTATTGCAGAAGAAATTACTGGTCTCATCACTACTGAGTTTACATATCTTCTGAACAATGTTCAGTATCAAGCATTCACATATCCTAACGGTGCTCTTGGTGAAGCAAAATGTCAGAGAGACTTGAAACTCATCATTGAAAGTGCAATTTCTGACTTACAGACTGGTGGAAACAACTCTACTATCGATGCTATCAGTAAGTATCTAACTGCTGCTTTAACTCTTAATATCGTTGATGGAGTTGAGCAAGAGTTACTTGCAACTGTATATGGTATTCAGCAACTTTCTTCACTTGGTGAGAAAGCAATTGATAACTTACTCTACGCAAATGGTGAAGATACAGGTGGCACAGCAGGTGCATACAGTGCATTACATACTGATGATGCTGCAGTTCGTGATTCATTATCACTAAGTTCTGCGATAACTGTTAAGAATAGATGGAAAGAACTTATTGAACTTGCTATTAATATTCTTGCACCCGCTAGACAGATTGGTAGAAGTGCTGCAAAACATGTCCTTTACAACCGTAACTACTTCTTACAAGAGATTCAAACACAAACTCTTGCTCAGTTTGGTACAGGTTCATGGGTTTATGATGATTTCGTCAACACTACTGTTAATGATATCGTTCATGATCTTGTTACAACTGACACTAAGAAGAAAACAACTGCATATAATATTACAATTCAGAGTGTAAGTTCAACAGCATTCCAAGTCGGTGAAGTTGTAAGATCTAACGTTGGCGGTTATGCAACTGTCCTTGAATATGATTCTGACACTAACTTCTTCGTTGTTGGTCCTTTTACAGGCACTGCATGGGTTGCAACTAATACACTGACAGGTAAGACATCAGGTGCAACTGCTACTATCTCTAGTGGTGGAGTTGGTAGTGCTTATGACTGGTACACTGAAGTTGCTAACGTTAGAACTCTTGCAAGCGCAAGACTTATTACTTCTAATATCTCTGGTCAGATTGCAGGTACAAACCTCTGGACTAACCCTGAGGCATATGGAATCAACTGGACTCCTACAACTAATGTAACTATCACTGATAACGCAGGTCTTGCTCCAGATGATACTCAAACTGCAGAAGACGTTACTCCTAATAATGGTCAAAATGGACAGCATGAAATTAACAGAGATTATAACTTAACAGCATTTGAAACCTTTGACTCTGGCACAGTTACTTTCGATACTACTAACGAATCGTTTGATACTGGTTCTCCTGGAACTTCTGCAACACAGCAGTTTACTTTCTCTGGATTTGCTAAAGCATCTGGTTCACAATCGATTAGATTCCAACTACAACTTGATCCAGGTGGTGCAGGTGAACAGAACGCATTCTTCGATCTCAACCTTTCAAACGGTACAACTGGAACAGTATTTACTCCTCAGGGTGGTATTACTGCCGATGCATTCGGTGCTATTCCTCTTGGAAATGGTTGGTACAGATGTTACATCACATGTACATTCTCCTTCGGTTTCAATACTCTAAGATCTAAGTTTATCATTAAGAGTGGTGCAGGTGCTACTGTTTGGACTGGTGATGGTTCTACTGGTATTCTTGTTTGGGGTGCAAAACTTACTAAGGGTGCACTTGATCCTTATCAAGCACAAAGTGGTAAAACATTCTTCTCTGATACTGAGTTTAATACTAAAAACTACATTCTTGAATTGCTACAGCAATACATGATTGCTACTCTTGATAATAGTTTGACATCTCCTTCTACTGCTGCAGGATTCTACTCCTTCTACAGTTCTACTGATGCTGCAAACTATACTAAGGCATCTGTTTCTGCGATGCTCAGAACTAACCTTAGAATCATCACTAATCAGTTAAGTAACGATACTTCTTATATCGGTATTACAACTTATAATGGAATCTCTATTCCTACAAAAGCATACGGAAATGCAGTTGTTCCTGTTGGTGTCAACGGTGGACTTAATCCTGCTGACTTTGTATACGGTTTACTCAGCAACGCATATTGTGAAGTTGAATCTGTCACTCTCAATGAGGGTCTAGTCGCACAGGTCTACTCTAGATTTAGAATTGATGGTGATATCACTGATGGTCCTTTCACTATGAATGAAGTTGTTGCCAAGCAAGGTGCACCTTCGATCACGGGTGTTGTTTACGGGTTCCATGAGGATGCTAACTTCAAGTATCTTGATGTTAAGATTACAGCAGGTCCTTGGGCAATTACAGATAACGTTGTTGGTGCAACTAACTCCACTACTGCTCAGATTAGTGCTCTTGAAACTCGTGTTCATATCATTAATCTGAAGGGTGATTTTGTTGCTGACATTCCATTCAAAGGTTATACCTCTGGTGCTACTGCACAACCTACTTCATTCTTGAAGACAGAAGCAGCAATCACTGATAATACTGGTGGTAAGTTGACTGTCGATACTGCATCTCTCTTAGGTAACTTTGAGACAACTGCAGTTGTTTATCCTTCATCTTCCAGACAGTATATTACGGTTTCTAAGTACGCAGGTCTGGACATCGGTGTTGGTGACAGAATCGCATCTGTCGGATACAAGAGATTTGGTATTAATATTATCAGTGGACTTAATAACTTCACTGTTGGTAACAGACTTTATAAGGTTGTATCTGGTGTTCAAGATTCTGCCACATACGGTATCATTACTGATGTAGACATTGCAAATAACTACGTCTACATGGTTGAGTATCAAGGAACATTTACTCAGGGTGATCAGATTGGTGATTACGGGTTAGCAGCAACATTCCCCGTGGGATATGCTTCTATCGCAACTATCGTTACAACTGCAGGTGCAGGTGCTGCTCTTGTACAGGATGTACGTCCAGACGGTGTTAATAAGCGTCTGTATCTAAGTGACGTTGCAGGAACATTCGGTGTTAGAGATGCTATCAAGGGACCTGATTCATATGGTTCTGTCATCGTCACTCAAGTTGATCTTAAGGCAAGAGTCAAGAGATCCTTCAAGGGATTTGATGGTACACAGACTACATTCAATCTGTCACAGAACAATGGCACCTCATACCTCCCAGATCCTGCAGGACACCTCCTAATCTTCGTTAATGGTATCTTACAACCACCAGGTGCTACTAACGCATACACAGCGTTCTCTAACCAGATTCAGTTTACTGAAGCACCTGATCTTGGAGCATCCTTCACTGGATTCTACATTGGTAAACTTAGACAGTTGGATGACATCTCATTCGAGTTTGACTCATTGAGACAGTCCTTCAACCTTAAGCGTAATGACGTGTTCTACTCATTGACACTGACTGATGGTGTTCAGTCTAGTGTGATCAGACCTGAGAACAACATCATCTGTTCGCTCAACGGTGTGATCCAAGAACCTGGAGTTGGTTTTGAGATTGTTGGTTCTAGAATCATCTTCTCTGAGATTCCTAGATTCGGATCTACTTTCGTCGCATTCTCTTATGTTGGTTCTGAAGCAGACGTTGACGCTGCTGAGGTTGTACCTCCAATCGAACCTGGTGACTTTATTGACATTCAAGGTGAGACTTCAGACAGAGAAGTTGCTGTTATTGAATCTTCTAACTCTCTAATCACATTTGATTATCTTGGATCTGTATTCGGTCAGAACGCATCTGCAACTGCGGTCTTGACATCTGGATTCATTGACACAGTTCAAGTCACTGGTGGAGGTTCTGGATATACTTCTAGACCTACCGTAAGAATCGACTCCATCTCTGGATTCGATGGAAACATTCGTGCCTTGGTTGGTGTTGCAGGTGTTGAACTCAGTGCAACTGGTTCTGGATATCAAAATCCAGGCATCAGCGTTGACACTGTTGTTCCTGATGATTATGTTGCTCCTGACCTTTCAACTTACGGTGAAGAGTTAGTAGACCCCGAAACCCCATAAATAACTAAAAATCGTAGCGAGTAATGGCTAAGCAAACTCTTGGTCTTGGCACATCGGCAAATGACAACACAGGGGATACCCTGCGAGTTGGTGGCGATAAAGTCAATGACAACTTCAATGAAATCTATGCAGCGTTAGGTAATGGTACGACACTTACTGTCGATACCACTAACCCTGCTGTAGGGCAAGTATTAAGGTATAACGGTGCCACATTTTTGCCATCGGATTACACCAACCTGACTGCAGCGTTGGATGTAAATGGTAATAGTATCATTTCATCTTCAAACGGTAATATCCCACTCGCTACGAACGGAACTGGCGATATTACTCTTGCTGCAGGTGGTGTTACTTCTACTTTCGATGGTGCGACTGGTGGTGTAGATATTCCAACTACGATTTCTTATAAGAACGAATATAACGCATTAGGTTCTGCCCCTGCTGCAGCAACTTATACTGGTTATTATTTCACGGTTAATGGTGATGATAATCCATATGTAAATATTAATATTACTGCAGGTGGTGTTGGAGATACAAGAGCAAAGTTACTTACTGAGTATTCTAGTGTTAACATGCTATCTGATGTTGATACAACTACAACTCCTCCTAGTAATGATCAAGTTTTAAAGTGGAATACTTCTACTTCTAAATGGTTACCTGCTGATGATGCTGCAGGTATCGGTAGTATTAACGTATTCGCTTCTGTTGCAGGTGATACAGGATCAACAACAGCAAATAGTCAAACAGATACATTAACTATTGCAGGTGGTAGTAACATTACTACTGCAGTCGTTGGAGACACTGTAACAGTGAACTTCTCTGGAACTTTAACAACAACACTTGCTGCTCTGACTGATACTAACACATCAGGTCTAACTCAAGGTGATATGCTGTATTGGTCTGGATCTGAATGGATTCCAACTCCTACATCTGGTCCTATCATTTGGTATGAGGTAGGTGCACCTGTAGAGAACTCAAGTAGTGACTTCCTAATCAACGGACCTGGACTTCCTGCAGGAGAAAACCGTGACCCAACGTTATATCTGCATAGAGGATTTACTTATGCATTTGATAATACCGTTGAAGGTGGAGGACACCCATTTAGGATTCAATCCACACAGGGTTTATCAGGAACACCATATACAACAGGACAGACTGGTAGTATCACTGCAGTATTATATTGGACTATTCCTTTTGATGCTCCATCAACTCTTTATTATCAGTGTACACTCCATGCTGCAATGCAAGGAACCATTAACATCGTATCATAATAAATGGCAAGAACTGTCCCAGGAACAGGTGCATCGATCGAACCTATCTTTGATGAGGTGTTCGGTGTTCGTGCTGTAAAAGTTTTAAACGGAGGATCAGGTTATGATCCTGCGGATCCCCCTCGCCTAACAATTACAGGTTGTGGTACACCAACTGTAGCAGCATTATTATATCCGATCATCGGTTCTGGTGGACAAATTGTTCATGTAAGAGTTTTAGAAAGAGGAAGTGGATATGATCCTTTACGTTTGCAGATCATTCCAGAACAAGAAACACCAAACGTAGTAAATTCATTTGATTTCAATAGAATATGGCAACGTCATCCTAACTCATTAACACAAGGAACTTTTGCATTATCTGGTACTGCAAAAACTGATAGATTAACTATCGTATCAGATAATCATCCAAAACCTTCACAGGTTTATGTAAATGAAAGACAACCTGGAGGTTCTACTGATGTTGTAGATAGAAACTTCAATCAAGAGTTTGTATTTCGTGGCGGTAAAGACGTTCCAAATCCAGGAACTAGAGAATTTCAAGAAAATAAAGCAGTTGGTATATTAGCAAATGGTGGTCTATTACATACTGCTGATTGGGGCGTGGCAGGTAATGCATTTACAAACTTCCCCATTGATGTAATTAAATATGATTATGTAAAAAATACTACTGCATATGATACTATCAATGATAGTGGAGTTCATTATTATCATACCAGTAAAACTATAGATGAGTTTAAAATTGGAAAAGGTGTATTTGAATGGGGTTTATTAAGAGTATTCATTTGGAATGTTAAGGTAGAATTTGATAATGTAATGCTACCTGTAGATCAGATTGATGAGACTCTTGGTGCTATTGAAGTTGGTAGAATTGTTGATGATATTGCGGGAACTGGGCGTGGGGAGATTGCAAAGATTGTTAGAAATAGTCTAGGAGTTATAACAAGAATTTATCTAAGACTTCTTACTGGTGATAGTTTTGCTAATGGTGATCTTTGCCTAGGTTCTAACGGGTTTAAGTTTAGAGTATCTGCAGATCCTATTACTTTCACCAATGGTCTGTTTTATATCGACTTTGGTACTCATGCAAATGAGTTTGGTGCTTTTACATCAGGTCAGTATTATCTTGCTCCAGAAGATATTAAAGTTCATCAGAATAATCTTATTATATGGAATCAGTCAGATAGTTCAAATAGTCAAGGTAATGCACCACATCCTATGCAGTTCTCTACAACTGCAGATGGAACTTTAAATGGTGGTACATTATATTACACAAGCACAGGATCATCAGGAAACGTTGTTGCAGATTACGAAAATAGCTTGCAACCATGGTTCATCATGAATGGTGATGAGACGCAGAAAATATATTACTATTGTGCTAATCACAGATATATGTCTGGGTATGCAGGTGACGAAGGTTATATTCAACTTGATACTGCAACACAAACTGGAACAGCAGGAGTTACCCCTAACACATATTATATCAACGGTTATTACGGAAGTGGAGCAACGTTAGATTATTCAAGATATGCAGATGGTCACTCTAGAATCCTTGGTATGTCCTTTGATGGATACCCGATCTATGGACCATGGGGATACAATTCTTCTGGTGCAGTAGCAAGGGAAACTTCTAGTTTCCGTTTAAGGACTACAGCAGAAATTCAAGGTGCTAGACCTATTGTAAACACTGCAAGCACTGTGACTTATGCAGTTACTGTTGCTAACGGTGAGTTTGCATTTGATGGATCATCGCCAGAATTTCTGAATCTGTATAGAGGAAAAACTTACATTTTTAATCAAGATGACTCGACAAATGACGACTCAAACCATGTCCTATTCTCTACTCAGACGGATGGTTGGCACAGTAGCAATCCTGCTGTTATTGGTGATACTTCAGTTCTCTATTCTGGCAATGGTATCTCGTACTGGATTGATGGAGCGAGCGTTACATATGCACAATACCTCAGTGGTTTCAACCTTGCTACTACTAGAGAGATACGATTTACAGTTCCAGTAGATGCACCTACAGTACTATACTTATTTGGTTACCTCAGACCTGGATATGGAGTCAGACTAGTTAACGATGGTTATATTTTAGGAGATCTTACATCAGATTATATTTACGATTCTACTGTAGGAACCTTAGATGCATATAATGGTAAGTTTGGTGTAACGCCAGAGTATCCTAACGGAACTTATGCTTACTTCATGACTGAGGATGGTAGTGGTAATCCTGTGTATCCATATGCTATCGGTCCACAGTATTATGGTGCTCCTATATTTGAAGGTGATACTGTTCCTGCACAACCATCAACATTCCCATCACTAGCAACAGGTGATGTTGTACTTGCAAGTAACGGTTCTGTTGCTTATGTCAAGATGACTAGAAAAGGTGATAACTTCTTTGGTCCTGCTAAAGCAAAAATTCTTGGTGGTGAAGGATCTGGTGCAGTAGGTACTCCTACTGTTCAAACTGTTACTGGTCTATCTCTGCTCAATCAAGGTAGAAGTTATGCATCTCCTCCAACGCTCATCTTTGAAGGTGGTGGTGGACAAGGTGCACAAGGTGCTGCTGCGATTGATACCTTAGGTAAAGTTACAGGTGTCAATATTGTTGATCCAGGTGAGTTCTATCAAGAAGAACCTTATGTTCTCATTTCTGGTGGTGGAGGTATTGGTGCAAAAGCAGAGGCAAATATATCACAGGGTGTTATTACAGGTATTAATATTACCGACCCAGGTGAAGGATATACTTCTGTACCAAATGTTATCTTCACTAAACTTGTAAATCTTAAGCGTAAGACTAGAGCAAGACAAGCATTTAACTCTAGTGCAATTTACCTTACTGGTCTTGTCAAAGATGTTAGTGCAAATGATACAAGCATATTTGTTGACTCAACAGATGCATATCCTGGATCTGGTCAAATCATTGTCAACAAAGAGACTATTGCATATACTAGTAAAACTGCAGGTAAATTTACTGGTCTAACTCGTGGTGTAAACTTCAACTATGATCAGAGAGTCGTATTAGATACTATTCAAAACTTACCTGATGGAACTTCTAACTATAAGTTCAACGTTGGTGACAGAGTTATACGTCGTGTTGAGAATGCTAATAATAAAATTGCAAAAGTATATGATTTCGACGCTGCTACTAGAGAACTTCTAGTTACATTTGAAGTTGATGAACTAGCATTTATTGATGGTGGTAGACCTTCGACTGAAGATGCTATTGTACAGTTTGATGCAGGTGTTGCAGCATCTTCTGGTGCAGGTATTTTACCACACGTCGTTATTGATTCAGTAGGAAATAGTATTCCTACACTTACAATTCCTCTCGGATCATTAACTGATAAAGACTTTGAAGATGATGATGAGAATGCAGGAGCAGGTGACGGTATTCCTGACTTGGTGAATACTTCTACTGACTATGCTAGTCAAATTAATCTTGATGGTGGTATATTCAGTTCACTTTATGGTATTGAGGAGACTCAAGGTGGTACTAACACAACTCTATTCCAAGTTGGTGACAGTATTAAGGATGCTGATATTCCATTCAAGTACGCAACTGTCGTTGAGGCAGGTGGACTTGCTGACGGTGTAGCACACCCTTCTATCCTAAATATCACATTAGATGTTGCAAGTGGTAATGCACAAAACTTCCAGACTAATGAAGTTGTAACTGGTGCTATTTCTGGCGTTAGAGCAACTGTTGTTTCTTGGAATTCTACAAATGGAGTTCTACAAGTTAACAATGTTATACCCTTTAATACTGGAAATGTTAACATCGGTATCGCGGGATTACTCTATGAGTTCTCTCAAAATAGCAGTATAATTGACTTTATTATTGCAAATCCTGGAACTAACTATACTGGAGTCCCAACAATAGCGATCGAGAACACAGGTGATATACAGTCAACTGGTACTGTAGTTATGACGACTGCAGGAGACCAAGTTGCATCTATTACTATTGGTAATGGAGGGTATGGAATCCCTCAAACTGTAGATGGCACCTACAATCTACACCCAACCGTTACATTTACTAATGCAGGCGGTGATAGCACTGGAGCGAACGCTGCTGCACAAGCAGTATTAGGTGGTGAAGTTCTTAATGGTAATGGCGGTGCCTCTTACAGGATTAAGAGCATTGAATATCTTACAACAGTTCGCTCGTAACTACGATAAATAAACAAGAGGACAAATAGTATCCGCAAATGGCAGCCCTATTAACTGATCAGTTTAGAATATTTTCTGCGAAAAAGTTCATCAAGGCACTTGAAGGTCCCGACGCGACTCAAAGTGACGATGTAGCAGGTACAACGAGAGATCGTTTGTATCTGTTTATTGGAAGACCGCAACCCTGGGATAATGAGAACTCACCGCCTCAGGCAGTGGACTCTTTCTCAGAGTTTTCTGGTTCTTATGACGACATGGTATCAATGAAACGTGTCCTCGCTTCAGATACCGTTCAAGTTTGTCGTAGAATCGACTGGGTTTCTCCAGAACAAACTACTGGTGGATTGGGTTTTACTTATGACATGTATCGTCATGACTATTCCCCAAGTAAGACTGCTGCTTCAGGTGCTACTAAACTCTATGATTCTGATTTTTACGTTGTAAACTCTCAGTATCAAGTATACAAATGTATCTACAATGGTACATCACCCTCTGATCCTAATGGCAAACCTTCTACTGTCGAGCCTACTGGGACTAGTACTAGCATCATCACTACTGGCGACGGGTATCGTTGGAAGTATATGTACACTATTCCAGTTGCAAGCGTTCTTAAGTTTTTCTCAAACGACTACATGCCCGTCTTCACTAACGCAGCGGTTCAAACCAATGCAGTCGCAGGTGAAGTCGATACTGTTGTTATCAACGCTGCAGGGTCTGGTTACAACAATGGTACTTACGACAACGTAGCGATCAACGGTGACGGAACTGGTGGTCGTGTCTCAATCGTTGTTGACGGTGGTAAAGTTATCTCTGCTACTGTTACATCTGGTGGTACTGGATACACATTCGGTAAAATCAGTATTGATAATATCACTGGTATCGGTACTGGTACTGGTGGACAGGTTGACGTTATCTTGCCTCCTCCTGGTGGGCACGGTGACACTGCTGTTACTGAAATCGGTGCCTTTAGGGTAATGATTAATGCCAAACTCTCATATGATGAGGGTGCGGGTGACTTCCCTGTTGATAACGACTATCGTCGTATCGGTTTGATTACAAACCCACTTAAATTTGGTACATCTGAACTTATCTCTGACTTGACGATCTCTGCTGCTAAAGCAGTTATCTTCTCTCCTACATTCCAAGGTAACTATGTTCCTGATGAAATTATTACACAAACACGAGTTGTTGGTGGAACCAACGTTACTGCTCGTGGTAGAGTAATTTCTTGGAATCCTACAACTAAACTTCTGAAGTATTATCAGAACGCAGTTGATGGTATCTTCCCAGAAGTTACAGGTACACAGAATGAGTTTGACGGTTCTAACGTTATCAGTGGTGCAACCTCTGGTGCTGCAGGACAACCCGACGTCAACTTCCCTGCTGTTCCAAACTCATCTTCTAGAACTATCAACAATACAGAATATGATCTAGGTATGAAGTTCAACAACGGTTATGCAAAACCCGAAGTTGCTTCAAACACTGGTCAGGTTGTGTACATAGATAATAGGAGATCAATCAGTCGTGCTAACGACCAAGTAGAAGACATCAAAATCGTAATCGAGTTCTAATGGCACAAAACACCAATCTAAACGTCACTCCATACTACGACGATTTCGATAAAGCTAAAAACTTTTATCGAGTGCTATTTCGTCCTGGGTTCCCTATCCAAGCACGAGAACTTACTACCATGCAGAGTATTCTGCAGAATCAGGTAGAGAACGTCGGATCGCATCTATTCAAAGATGGATCGATGGTCATTCCTGGTCAAGTAGGTTATGATCTAAATGTCGAAGCAATTCAGTTACAAGAATCATTCTTGGGTGCTGATGTTGAAAACTATCGTACTCAGTTGAATGGCAAGATCGTCACTGGTCTTACATCTGGGGTAAAAGCAAAAGTATTATTCAGTATTTCTGCTTCAGATTCCACAAAAGGATATATCACACTATACGTTAAGTATATCGAATCTGGTGGCACACAAAATACACAACAAACATTCTCAAATAACGAGCAGTTAATTACTGACACTGAGATCACTTTCGGTACAACTTTGATTGAAGTTGGATCGCCATTTGCTCAGTTGTTACCTACTGCTGCACTACAGAAAGGTTCCGTAGCATATATTCAAGAAGGTGTTTACTTCATCAGAGGATTCTTCGTTGATGTACAATACCAATACTTACTCCTTGATCAGTATGGATCAAACCCCTCCTATCGTATCGGACTTGATATTCAAGAATCCATTATTACTCCAGAGGATGACCTTAGTCTCAATGATAACGCTGCTGGAACAAGTAACTATGCTGCTCCTGGTTCTCATAGATTTAGAGTCTCCACAAGATTAGTTAAGAAACTACTCACAGATGATGCTGATAAGGACTTCCTTGAACTCTTAAGAATCAACAATAGTAAAGTTGAAAAACTTGTTGATAGAAGTGCATATGATGAACTAGAAAGATCCATGGCAACCAGAACTTTTGAAGAGTCTGGTGACTATGTTGTTAAAGATTTTAAAATCACTGCTAGAGAAAACCTCGATGATGGTTTTAACAACGGTGTATATGAAACAGGTTCTACAACTGCTCAGGGTAATACCACTGCAGAAAGAATGTATGCTGTTGAGTTCGGACCTGGAACTGCATATGTTAGAGGATATAGAGTTAAGACTCTATCACCAACCTACGTTGACTTAGATAAACCAAGAGATACTGCAGCATCACAGAATACTATTATCCCATTTGAGATGGGTAATAACATTATTGTGAATAATGTTTATGGTTTCCCTAATTCCACAGGTTCATCTCTTAGCAATGCATATCAAACTATTGAATTAAGAGATACTTTCACTTCAACTCCTGGAAACGGTGCAGGCAATATTATTGGTTTTGCAAGACTTGCTTGCATGGAGCATACCTCTGATGGTGATGACACTACTTTCGGTAATGCTGATGACACTTACAACACTAACATCTTTGATGTTCAGATGTTTAATGTTCTTGAGTTAGCATCTGCTGTAACTATTCAAGCAGGTTCTGTACTGATCGGTGCAACCTCTGGTGCAAGAGCATATCTTGTAGATGGTGTTTCTGCTACAGATCATATCAAATGCTATCAGGTTGAAGGTGCTTTCGCTGTAGGCGAAATGATCGTAGTTGATGGTTTAAACGTTGATACTGTTGAAGTTTCTCATACTTATGCATTCTCTGATACTAGACAGATTGTATCTAGAGATGAAAGTACAAATGCTACTGAGTTTACTGCTGATATTATCTTAGATGATATTCAGGTTGTTCAAGGTACTACATTCACTTATGATGCTACAGGTTCTGCTGAAAAAATCACTGGTCAATCTTCTAACTTTGCGTTAGATCTTAAACCTGGCGACAGAATCTTCTTTAATGGAACTCAGTATGTTGATGTTGATAAGATCAACCCTACCTCATTAACTGGTTCTCAGAATTCTACTATCTTTAACTATCAAGCACAGACAGTTAATGTAACTCCTGGACCTGGTGGTGCTGCTCCTTCTGCAGGAACTTACGCTGCCTTACTCAGACAACGTTCTAGGTTGAACAATGTTCAGAATGCAGATCTCTTAAGTGAGATGCCTAAGAAGTACATCAAGAGTATTTCTGATGAATCAATGATTGTCAGAAGAACTTTCGATGCTCAAACAGTTGCTTCTAACTCTATCTCCATTACTCTTCCTGAGAATGAA